ACTACAACAGAAACCTAAGTTTCCAACTTGATAAGTTTTATTATTATCAATTCTATCAATAGAAAAATTCGTAGTATGCCTTACCCGTTTCCCGGTCCCAACTGTACGTTTATAGGTCCAAGGATTTTCGCAATAAATACAAAGGTTTCCGTCACTTTCCGGAAATTTCTTTTTCATATTTAATCTATGTTTTTTTAATTCTTCCCAGATCCCTGGTCGAGTAATCGCTGGCCATAGTCCACGTTTCTTACATGACGATGGTTTGAATATAGAAGCAATTACATTCGTTACAAAACCATGCTCGGAGTTTTGATACTCCATAGCACCTTTAAGTTTTACCGCTTTACCTCTTTCAGAATTAGCATAAATTTTATTTCGTGCTCTTTCTTTTTTCCTAAATTCAGGATCGTTATTATATTTTTCTTTGTAACTCCAGGGCATACTTTTGTTTTTTATAAGAGACACCATTTATTCGATGTCCATATTTCTTTTGCCAACACCATACACTTATATAACTACTCCGCTTTTCCAGTAGACTGAGTCCAGAATCGATAATGGTCCAGATCAATAATTTCAGCCGAGTTTTTATTTGTAGTTTGTTCAGCATAGTGTTTTATAATTTGTTGAATTTTATCAAACTTAACATGAACATAAGGCCAAAGCAATCTAGAAACATAATAAGCTTGACGGTGACTACAACGCCAACGCCATTGTTTTTTACGTCCAGGTCTAACTTTGCGAGAATGTACCGTTCCAGTACCTAAAACTTCATGAACCCAATGTAAAATAGATTCATCAGTCATAGCTATTTCCATACGTATTTGCCAAGTTGGGTAAGCCTTCTTGCCATGTTTTCTTTTACGCATGTACTGTTTGTAAGATACACTGCCTTCCCCATCAAAGAGTCCGGCAATGTATGCTAATGCTTCACTGCTCGGAGAAGTCGTTAGCTCGTTGTTCATAATCTGCTCCTTTCTGTATCGCATTAATGACTTTGTTAAGTTCTTTAATTTCAGCTCCTGCCCTTCTGCAAGCATCTTGAAGAAATTTTATTTTACCACGTTGCTCATCAATAAGTTTTATTAATTCACTTGGATTAAGTTCTCCTTGTGAATTACAAGTTTTACATTGTGCGTGTACTTCTTCTTTCGCAGCTTCGTAAGGTACCCTTACAAAGCCATTCCCCTTACAATCCGAACAGATAACTGTCTGTTTATTTAAGTCTACCATTTAACTTTTTCGCTTTCTCGTTAACTAATAACGTTATAGTTTGTGATCTGCTAATAGTCATTTCAGGTACCATTACTCTCCTAATTTTATCTATTTTATTATAGGTTTCTTTAGGTAGAGAAACGTTTTTATATTTGTTTATATCAGTCATAACTGTTATACTCCTTTCTTAATATTAATCATATGGGATTTATCTCATAATATACAATAGGTGTCAATGAAATTTTTGTTAATTGTTTATATTTGTTCTGGAATTAGTGGAGAATGTTTTATTGCTCCACAATATCCAAAAATATTGGATGACCACCATGATTGTGTAAGAGCGGGACTATCTGACTCGCATGAAATAATTTATTCAGAAAAAAATTTTACCAAAGATCAAATAAACAATTCACAATTGTATCCTAAATTTACCTGTACTCCAGAAGAAATCATATAACTCGTTGTGGCTCCCGGTAGGTCTCACCCGGGATTATTCCTAACGCTGCCGCGCATCGCATCCAAGACCAATGGGCCACTAATTTTGTATACATCCATAAAAATAACCACTGCCATCATTCATGACATGTTTATTGTCGAATGTATCATAGGTAGTTAACTCAAGTCTGAGTATGTTACACAACTCAAACAAATCAACCTCATTAAATAACTTTATATCTGCCATCATCTGTTTTGTTACTTGAACCAGATGAAACAGACCGTCGTTTAATACTATGAGGTCCATTAACAAACTCCTTTATTTTTTTATACCAAAGATCTTTGTAGTAAGGATCTTTAGTTTTATGGTATTTTTTAGCTATGCTATCTATTTCCGAAGTATCTAACATTTTTTTTATTACCATCTTTCTCCCTATTATAATCTGCATAAGGTTTTTTACCCCACTCAATAACTTTTTTAAGTCCTGGAGCAGAAATATTCATGTCAACCTTGAAAGATTTCCATGCTTTTTTCATTAAGTTTAACTCTAACAATAAGATACCCCATTGTTTTTGAGTCATACCATTTACTTTTATAGTTATATTTTTTTCTTTCATGCTTACAGTCTAGGATATTATATCAAACTTGTCAACGGCCTTGTCGATTATATTTTTTATAACTTCTTTTCTTAGATTTATTAAGACTTTTTGTGTGACGGCCTGGACGTTTTCTAGGTTTTGGACGTGGTACGTAATGTGTAAATTTTTGTTTAGCCATTTTTTAAATTATCAAACCATTTTTTTACTTTTTTATCACTTATAGGTGTTGGTAAATAACTAATTGATCCATTAATCCATTGTTGTAAATCAGTACCACAAGTAATGCAACGATAAAAAGAACGGCTAACTCCTACTAACATTGTATATTCTTCACACGTCGGACAAGTCCCGTTCACTATTTCGGTATACATTTTTATGAAAACTTTTTCTGACATAATCTTTCTTAGAGCTTACCACACGTTGATGATACTTTCTATCTTTTAATTCTTTGGCAAAATTATTTCGATTCAATAACGATTTTGTCGATGCTTTCACTGCCATCAATGTTTATAGTTATACGTGCCTCTACTTGCCCGCACATAAATTGTTTGTTATTCATCTCCATGTTTCGTGTAGCCTCTCTTTTCATCTTTAAACATGTAGACATATTATCCTGAATTCGATGTTCAATCAATTCTTCATTTACAAATAAACACAACGCAATTACTAATTTTACCATTAATGCGCTCCATTACCATTTGCAAATTTAATATCTCTTGTTGCATCCTTTAATTTTTCAATATCTTTTTTTAATTTTTCTATTTCTTTTTCATGGTTATCTAACATAACGCCTGTGTGTAAATTTTCTTCTAATTGTTTTTGCATCTTTTCTATTTGTGTCGCTTGCCATTCCAGGATCATGAACTGCTCCTGATCGATTGGTTTTTGAACACTAGCCTCAAGTAAATCTTTTTCAAACAATTGATTTTTAGTTTCTAATTGGTTGAGCCTCTCAATTACTCCGAAGGCAAACCAGGCGCCAACTACGATTGCACCGATCAACCCAATTAAATTTCTTAACGGAAGACCGACGTTTGTGTTTTCATTTATTTTTATTGACATTGGCTACCACTTAAACAGCCAATCAACATATTTCTTCCACCATTTTTTGATGAATTTAATCATACTGTTATCTCCGTTAGATACATCGGCCCAGATACAATGACAGTATTGACATTGATCTTCACCTCTGTGTTTATGATTACAAACTGTACAAAATCCGCTTAAGTTTTCCATAATTATATCCCCTGTAGTCTTGGATCATTAGATGTAATATTCTTTTCTGCCTTTGGTCTGGCAATAGAGTCCTTACTTCTTTTACGAAGTTGAGCAGTCATAGATTCTTGTTTCTTTTTTTCTTGAAACTCTTTTTTTAAATCTCTCAATAAATTCATTTGTCCTCCTTAGGTTTTATTTCATAGAACATTTTGTCAGAATCTTCTGTAACCCAGTCCGAAGTTTCGACATCCCAGACAGTGTTTTGTACTTTATAGTCAGGCCAGCTGTTATCAGTAGTGTATGAATTAACATGCCACAAAATGCGATTGTTAGGCTGAGCAGCAAAATTGCCGTTAGCAAGAGCCAATACGTGCGCACACTTATGCTCTTGAGGTATTTCAGAATGTTCTGTGTTAAGTATATTAGTCTCTGGATGCGCCCAGTCAATAGTAAAAAGATACTCTCCATGATAAAATTTCTTGTCTTTTCCTAGATATTTGCCGCTTATACCAGCCAACCAATCAAAGCAAGTAACACTAGGCCAATAACTGAAACAGTTCCACAGTTGGAGTTGGTCCGTCGACATATCCGGCACATTGGCTCGGTCATACGATTTTTGGAAAAACGCTGAGATAGGCAAACGCCAAAAGCACGCACCATTGGGTAGCATGATATTAAATAAAAGCGCACGTCCCGATATAGATACCACACCGAATATAACGCAATCTTCACTTTCACCGTGATGTTCTTTAAGATCATAAAGATACTCCTTCCTTATTTTGCAATAAATTGGAGGAATGTTCGCGTTCAAATATGCCATAATATTTACCCATGTATTTCACCCCAGTTATTGCCGTACTCATAATCAACTTTATTTGGGACTTCTAGTTTAACAGCATCTTCCATAATCTCAATGATTTTTTTAGCATGAGATTCGTTTTCAACCGATACATCTAGTTCATCATGTATTTGTATGTGCGGTATAATTCCTTCTTTATACAATTCTAACATTGCTTTTTTAGTCATGTCAGCAGCAGATCCTTGAATTAGTTTATTCAAAGCTTTGTATGTATAAGCTCGTCTTATCCCCGGTCCATGTTCCCTTAACGCATCTTCATGAGTCATGGCTTTATGCATACCGAAATTATTAGGCTCCCACAAATGAAACCTGCATAATCTACCTAGTAATGTTCTTATCTGACCTCTTTCTTGAGCTCTGTTAGATGCTTTGTCCATTAATTGTTTTACAAATGGTACACGTGAGTGATACGTATTAAATAATTCTGCAGCTTTGTCCTTAGTAACCCCTAATTCAGCTTGTAATTTTGTTTTACCCATTCCATAAAATAGACCTAAGTTAATTGTTTTAGCCTGAGATCTAGGTATCTGTGCCATATCTGCAACAGTCTGGTGAAAGTCTGCACTAGAATCGTTATTATAGGCATCTAAAACCTCATATACAGATGGTAATTTATATAAAGCAGCATAATGTACTACCAACCTAGGCTCCTGCTGAGAATAGTCAAAACAACCCCATGTATGGCCCTCCTCGGGTATAAATAATGACCTTATCTTAGGTCCAAGATCTTTATTACGTGCTGGAATTTGTTGTAGGTTAGGGTTTTGATAACTGAATCTACCAGTTACCGTACCACCACCTGCATTTCTTAACTGATTTATTTCTGCATGTATTCTACCATTATGCTCGTAGCTTATAATAGAATCTAAAAAAGTTGTATGTGCTTTGTTAATCTCTCTTGCCTGTGCAATCATATTAACAACAGGATGCTCATGTTCTTGTAAAAAGTTTTTTGTAAAAGAGGGTGCACCTGTTTTATCCGTTGTCGGATATTCAAGTTTCAACATATCAAATACATTTGCAACAGATCTTGCTGCCCATATTTGTGTATCTACATTCGTTTCTTTTTTTATTTTATGTAATAAATCTTGTTCTGCTTTTTTAAATTCTTTTTTCATTTGATGTGCACGTTCTACATCAACACGTACACCTTTGAATCTCATATCAACAAGACATGGAAACAAATCAGATTCAAGATCAAATATATCTTCCAGGTCCTGATTAATAATTTCTTTTTTCATCTCTTGCCAAAGTCCTAATGTAACTTCAGCATCACGTTCAGCATATGCACCAACATGCATTGATGGTAATTTATACATTTCTGATTTGGGATTGATTCCCCATTCCGCTGCAGCTTCTGCAAGTGCAGCTTCATTCTTACCATAACCAAGATAATGCCATGATAAACTATTTAAATCATATCTAAATCTATTCTCATCAGTTAACGCTGCAGCTATCATTGTGCAGGCTATGTTACCGTTTATTTTAAAACCTAATGCTCTTAACCAACAAACATCATAAATTGCATTGTGAAAAATTTTTGTTGAAGGTGCTTCAAGTATATCTTTAAGCCACAACAAAACTTTATTTCTATCCATATTACCACCACCTTCATGTGCAATTGGAAAATAACCTTTGTAATGACTGGTTGCAACTGCAATACCTATAACATCACCATTACCAATAACAGAACCAGATCCTTTTTTAAGTAAGTCTGGGTCTTTTGTTTCTAAGTCAATCGCTATCTCATCTACATGACGTAAGTCAGGAAATTCTGTAGGCTTTAACCATTCGGTCTGTGCTTCAAATTTAGGTATCTTCATTTAGTCCTCGGTTCAAAGATATATTTATCTTCTATTAGTTTATTTAATTTATCTTTATTACTAAAAGCATATAGAGCTGCATTGTAATCTTTTGGAAAAATCTCATAACATAAATCTTGACGATTAGAATAACCACTGGTCTCTAATCTTAGATAAATTTCTAAATAAAATTCTACGCCGTCAACTTTAATATTTCTTTTTATTATATTTCTTCCCATCTAAATCTTTCATCTTTAATATTTCTAAATCACAATAATGCTTGATCTTTTCTAAATCTTCTATACCATTCTTGTTCAAATATCTACAAACATATTTCACAACGTTCCCCTGAAAAAACGATAAATTATTTTTTGAAATAAATTCATACGGTTGAATGGTAAACTCCTTATAGTGATTTCCTCCTATCTGCTTTTCTTGCGGAAAAGTATTTTCAAATAAGTCCTTCGATGTCATAACCTTGATCCTCCTTTTTTGCTGACATAATGTAGAGATTTTGTTTTGTACGTGTAACTCCAACATACCAAACTCTATGCTCCTCATCTTGTTTATCCTGACTCTTTTCTATTGAGTCTCGAATTTTTTTTGTATTATCTAAAATTAACAACACATTTTCAGCTTCACCGCCTTTTGCTGAATGTATTGTAGATAATTTTACCCTAGGTGTTTTGTTTAATTCTTCTCCATTACTTAACATTTCTCTAATATATAAACATTCTTCATAATCAGATGTAAATGCATCATACCAAGGTACTTCCGGATCAAATCCAAATTCTTTTAAATCATACATTCGTTCATCAGTTAATTCTTTATCTATATCTGTGTATTCAAATATATCTTTTACTTCTGCTAAAGATAATTGATCACCTTTGGTCCATCTTGTGTAGTTTAGAATAGTTCTAAACAATGTGGTTTTATAACTTTTACGATCTTTATATTCAAAAAAGATTCCACGTTCTTTTAAAAATGGTTTAAGTCTATTTAATTTGTCGTTGTATCTTGCAAGAACTAACCAATTACCTTTTTCCAAAGGTACGTCTTCCAAACTAAATACATAGTTTATGGTTCCGTCTTCTTCCCTTGCTTTCCAAGATTTTTTTACTCGGTTATCGTCAGGTATTTGATTTAAAATTTTATCTGCAATGTTTTGTACAAGACCTGGGACTCTGTAAGATTGTGGCAAAATTATGTCCTTCTTTGAAATTTCTTGCTGAAATTTTTTTACATCTGCGCCTGCCCAGCCATAAATTGCTTGATCATCGTCACCTGCTAATATAACATATCTGCTATTTTGCTTGATAATATTAAACATTTTCCACTGTACCGGTGACAAATCTTGAGCTTCGTCTATAAATGATACGTCTAATTTAGGACACAATTCTGACACAATAAATTTATCAATCATGTCTGTAAAATCTACTAATTTATATGAATCTTTGTAGTTATTTAATTCTTTTGAAATAATAGGTAATAATCTTTTATCCATGTTTTCTGAATACATATCTGTATTGTATTCATCTTCGATAGATATGTTTTTAATTCTAGCTGCACTAATTAAATTAAAATATTCACTACTTGAATTTAAAAATCCTGTGGATTCTTCTCCATTAGAATACACTGTTACTTCTATTCCTAGACTTCTACCAATATCTTCGTAGTGTTCATCTTGCATTACCTGAGACTTTTTCATACCCAATTGTTTAAATGCTAAAGAGTGTAAAGTTCTAAAATATTTTAAATCTTTTTTCTGATATTTAGGATAAGCATCTAGCATTCTGTCCACCGCCTCATTAGCTGCTTTAGTTGTAAATGCAAAATAACCAATCTTATCTATTGGTGTACCTAACTTTAAAAAAGTTTTTACATATTTTAAAAGTTTTGTAGTTTTCCCTGTTCCCGGAGGCCCAAATAATTTTCTACTAATTCTGGATCTTCCATCTATCATATTATATCTCTTTACCCTTCCATCTAAGTTCAGACCAAGATTTATTCCACATCGTATCTATTTTTTTAAAAAATGGTTGATCAGAATTATTTTCTCTAAACATATATAACTTTCCATGGTTCCCAGTTATCTTACAACTCCAACCTGCTTCATGACTAAAAAACCCTATTTCATCTTTACTTCCTACAAATATACACTCTGAAGCTTTTTCAATATTTCTCATATCTGTACTAGT